TTATGTATTCCAAAAGAGTATGTAGCAACAGAGTCAGCACATCGCAGTAGGTTCAGTTATAGGCTAATGGTAGGCCAATTTCCTTCTAAGAAATAGACTGAAGGTTCGATTCCTTCTAACAATAAAATGCAAAGACTGACTCGGTCATATGTGAAAAGCATCTAATACTTGAGCCGCAAGGTAATCAAGTCAGACGTAACTCGCAAGGTGAAATCTGTTTATGCAAGAAGTTTCGTAGTTCGCAAGACTTAATGGCTCGCAAGGTCAACGGGATAGAAAGCGTAGAATAGCATATGGCGACAAGACTACTGCCTGTCTTTAAAAACGGCGATGCTGATAGCAGACTGTGATACATAGCAATATGGTTGCAGTGGAAGTCGGAAGAAAGTAGGCTCGCAAGGCTTACAATAATGTCCGAGGTGCTATTGGGAGAGATGTATTCTCAGTCCTCCACTTATATGCAAGCACATTAGACGAATGGATACAATCTGTAGGCCTACAGAAGAAACAGAGCGGTTAGTGTGTTTACATATAAGCCACACTAGTCCAACTATAAGTTGGACGCAGGCAGGGACACCGCCGTCGTGAAACGTCCTAGTGTGCATTATTATAGCGGGAAGGGTCCGGTCACCAGCGAGGTCTCATAAGCCTTTGCCATCCTTGGTTCAAATCCAAGTCCCGCATCCAGTTTTGGTAGTTTAGTAAAACTACCTGGGAAAGAAGAAGGAGATGAGGACGGTCAAACCAAACGCATCATGCGTCTGGCTCGTTGTTACTCGAAAGAGTAATTACGAATTAACACTGTCAAATCGTCTTGAAAACGATTCGTGCTTATGTGATCCGGTTATATCAGATTTGTGATTTGCCACCCGGGAGTTTATAGGCCTCTGTGACTTGTACTTTGTACGTTGCTTGAGGTGCCCATCATAGCGCCAATTGTCATTTGTCAAGGCTGTTACTTGCCTTTCTTCCTACCATCAAGTCTACTGTGCTAATAAATATCGGACTATGAAAATTTCTAAAATACCCGGACTTGGACGCTTTGGCGTTTTCGTTGACGATGTTGACTTTAACACTATCACAAATGAAGAATGGATGGAACTAGGTAAACTCCATCTTCAGTCACTAGTTACTATCATACGTAACACAAATTTAAATCTCAGCAATTACGATAAATTTATTTACAAGTGGGGCAGTGCCCGAGCACTTAGTAAAGCACACCTACTAAAGAAATACCCTCAAGGTTGGGATTGGATGTGGCAGTGTGTAAACAACAATGATGATGCAATGCACATCGATGACCGTCGTTGGTTAACTACTGTAGACGGACTAGGGCAAAGAACAGAAATAGGACGAGTGCAAAGAGTAAGCGGTCGCAAGGATGAAAATGGCAATCCGTTAGGCATGTTTGCAGAAGGTGACTTACTGTGGCACAGTAACGAAAGCGGACAGATACACCATACTCCAGCAGTAAGTTTGCTTGCCGCTGAAAACGTAATCGGATCTAGCACAGGATTCATTACTACACCTGACTATTATGAAAGTGTTAGTAATGCGTTTCGTAGTGAACTAGACGAAATGATTATAGTACATAGATTTAGTCCAGGTAAAATTAATCCAGGACTACCTGCAGAACAAGACTTTCTTATGCACAGTAATATGTGTCCAGAAGACGAAAGTGAAATACCATTAGTAATTCAAAGTCCTGCAGGCATAAAAGGGTTACACTACAGTATCAATACCGTTAGTCAAATTAAAGGCATGAGCGTCGAAGAAAGTCGCCGTGTGTTTGATTTGATTGACAAAGAATTATTCGTTGACAAATACATTTACGATCATTGGTATAAATCAAATAATGACTTATGTTTGTTTGATAACAGTATTACCCTACATCGTAGACAAGGTGACATTAAAAATAGATTGTGCTATCGTATTCAATACGACTACACACATCTACAAGATGCTCCGTACATGCCTTACTTCCAAAATGAGTTCCAACAAATTTATCGGGAACGAATTACAGAAGCCATTGCGGCATTAGGTATTAAAGATTTCAAACTACCATAACTGTTATTGATTTTTCCTATTAGCGTCATTAAAATAAATTAGGTAAAAACTATTAATTTTGCTTGATCTATAGTGTAAATAAATGTATAATAAACACATGGACACAAGGTGTTCAAAATTTTCATTTAACACACAGGAGAAAATATGAAAACAGTTGGTGATAAATTAACAGCGTTTGCAGTTACAGGCGTTAAGCCAGGACAGCCAGAAGATGCTTTCTATACCATTACAGATCAAAGTTTTGAAGGTAAGTGGAAAGTAATCGTGTACTACCCAAAGGACTTTACATTCGTATGCCCTACAGAAATTGTAGCCTACGACAAGTTGGCACAAGACTTTGCTGATCGTGATGCAGTATTGCTCACAGGTAGCACCGACAATGAGTTCTGTAAAGTAGCATGGCAAAAAGCACACGCAGATCTACAGAAGATTACACATCACCAGTTCGCTGATACACAGCGTGGCGAGTTGAGTTTGATTGAACAACTAGGTGTGTTCTATGCTCCAGCAGGCGCCGCACTTCGCGCAACATTCATTGTTGACCCGAGCAATGAGATCCAACACGTTACTGTTAACAACTTGAACGTTGGCCGTAGCCCAGAAGAAACTCTGCGTATTCTTGACGCATTGCAAACTGGTGAACTATGTGCATGTAACCGTACAGTAGGCGGAGAAACACTATAATGGCATTCATTGACGCAATTAAAGGTGCGTTGCCAGAATACGCAAAGGACACTAAGTTAAATCTTGATGCTGTCCTTTTGCGTAGTACATTAGATGCTGATGTTGCTATGGGTTGTGCTGTAGCGGCATTGGCAGCAACTGGTAACGGAAAAGTACTAGGCGTAATGTTAGCGGATGCACCGGTTCACGCGGACTCTGCAATGACAGCCGCAAGCATTATGGCACAGAACAACGTTTGGTATCCATTCGTTGAAATGACAGACGATCCGGCATTGAAAGGGTTGCCTGCTCAGTTACGTATGAATGCTATCGCAAGTCATGGCGGAACTACTAAGGCAAACTTTGAAGCGTTCAGTCTAGCCGCAAGTATTGTTGGCAAGTGTCATTTCTGTGTTAAGGCACATTATGATACATTGAAACAAGAAGGCTATACTGTAGAAAATCTTCGTGACATTGGACGTATTGCCAGTGTTATGAATTCAGTTGCAAAAGTTTTGAACTCGTAATCATTTTGTAATCTGTTAGCATGTAAATACGAGTGCGGACACAAGATAAGGTGTCGCTGGATCCGTAACCAGCACCGAATTAACTACACAGATATAAATAGTCATATGCTAACATTCATCCGAGACATTACAAGCCCACTACTTGAGTTTATCAAGGACGATCCAGTACGTCCAGAAATTCCTGCAGAGTTTCGTGTATCTGGAACTAGATTTGTTAGTAGCATAACTGACGAAGAAACAAATCAGCCACGTGCTATGGTTTGCGTTAGTTTGCAAGACTTCGTTCCTAGTACAGTAGATGAACTAATGCAGGAATCAACTTCACCCAAAGCGGCAATCTTCTATACAATTTGGAGTTATGTCCCGGGTGCGGCCGCAGAGTTGCTAAACAGAACAGTTGAGCAAATCAAAGCCCAATATCCAGAAGTCGAAAGGTTCGTTACCCTAAGTCCAAAAACGCCCATGGCAAGGCGTTTCCATTTAAAAAATGGTGCAGAGATTTTCAGGGAAAACGAGTCTACAATCAACTACGAATATATCCAATCAAAAACCATTGAGCATTGACAAATGATGCAAAAGGTCATATAATACTAATGTGGCCGTAAGCAAATTGGCAGCGCTCCTGCTCGTAAGAGTTAGGGAATGGACTAGGCTATAATGCCGTCTTTGTAGGTTCGAATCCTACCGGCCACACCACTCCTCTCGCTATAGTACAATGGATAGTACGGTTGCCTCCTAAGCGACAAATGTAAGTTCGATCCTTACTGGCGGGACCATAATACTTTAGTAGTACTTGACATTCTGGTGAAAATTTGCTATAATAGTGGCATGTATAAAATAATAGGTAAAGAAGAAACATTTAAAGTTCTTACATTGGCTGAAGCAATGAATTTAGCCAAGCATATGAATGAGTTTGTAACCATCGTGGGTCCAGACTTTGAAGCATGTGGTATATTTGGTGTAGACAGCGTTAAGGACGGCAAGTGCCCAGATGGTGTTGCATACGATTGGAATAAGGCAAGCCGTATTGGTGGAACGAAACGTAAGAGAACGTAAGGAGTGAATTATGGGATATTGGGAAAAGTATTGTAATGTCGACGTGCTAAAGGGTAAGACCCTAGAGTCGTTGACTGATGAAGGTAACGAACTAATTTTTAAGACTACAGACGGTGAGACATATCGTATGTATCACGAGCAAGACTGTTGCGAAAGCGTAGTGTTAGAAGATGTAGTAGGGGACCTGCAAGACTTAGTAGGTTCGGAGATTTTGATTGCTGAAGAAGTTGAAGGTGAAAGCCCAGCAGACTTTGAAGCATACGAGTCTTACACATGGACTTTTTACAAGTTTGCAACTCGCAAGGGGTATGTAGACTTGCGTTGGTTAGGCCAGTCAAATGGTTATTATTCAGAAGGTGTTAGTTTTGTAAAGGAGTGAGTATGTCACTATACAATATGGTTTTTGGTATGAACCCCGACAGTGATAAACTGTTGGAGTTACTAGGCGCAACACGAGAAGAATTTGGCCGTTTTCGTAATGTTTACATGGAAGATGGTTACATTGTTGTTCATACTCGTTGCGGCGGAGGTAACCGCGAAGACTACTTCCCAGAGTGGGTTGAAGACCATCCATGGTACAGTCATGACGAAGACGGCGACTTTGACAACACTTATGCAGACATCTACTTTAAGATTCCGGAAAATCACAAGGACTTCCTTGCTATCCGAAATTACGAAGAAGGTGTTAAGCCAAGTAAACAATGGGAAGAACTATTCGCTAGTGTTGAAGCATTGAAAAATAAGGAATAGTATGTGGATTGAAAACGTAGCGGCTGATGATATTCCAAAAAGATTTCATCACGAAGCCGGAGAGAATTCAATGCTGATTAGCATTGTTGATCCAGGTAGTTGGCGTCCTACTCCTGCACACCAGTTCAAAGAGATTCACAACTTTGAATTTTTGGATGTAGAGGAAAAAGACCAAGTGCTGGAAGAAGCAATGAAGTGCAGTCAAGAGCAGGCTAACGAACTTGTTCGCTTGCTACAACATGCAAAAGACAATCGCATGAATGTGGTTGTACATTGTTTCGCTGGCATTTGCCGTAGCGGAGCAGTTTGTGAAGTTGGTGTTATGATGGGCTTCCAGGACACTGGACGTTTTCGTAGCCCTAACTTGTTAGTTAAGCATCGTATGATGAAAGCGTTAGGTTGGACTTACGACAGTGACGAGAAACCTAACATTGATGATTGGCGTACCTTTAGGAGTGTAGACTAATGCCAAAGTGTTATCAATTGATTGGAGTGCCAGGTGCAGGAAAAAGCACCTGGATTAATGAGCAAGAATGGGCTGTAGGTATGCCTATTATTAGTACAGATTTGTTTGTTGAAGCGTATGCCAAAGAACAGGGCAAGACTTACAACGAAGTGTTTAAGGAATACATGCCAATTGCAGTTCGGCTGATGGCTAACCAAGCATTAGTCTGTCAAGCAAACAACGTAGATGTTATCTGGGATCAAACTAGCACAACTCGAGCAAGTCGTACTCGTAAGTTTAACACTTTACCAAAGTACGAACACATTGCAGTTGTATTTCGTACACCTGATCGAGATGAATTGGATGTACGTTTAAGTGGACGTCCTGGCAAGCACATTCCAAAAAAGGTTGTTGACAGTATGATTGCCGGTTGGGAAGAACCAACTGAAGATGAAGGCTTCACACAAATTTGGTACGCCGCTAACTAACCGTTGTAAAAATACAACACACGAGCCCTGTTAATTTCGATTGACAGGGTTTCGTTTTGACTGTATAATATACACATACAAACAGAAAGTATAGTATGGAATTCCTAGTAACAGCACGAAGCGAAAAGAAGCGTAAGTTTTTGGACGCAATTATGCCTAGCATGATTAGCCAATTGGGTTTGAAAACTAGCAGGGCTTGCGTAGTAGTTAGAGTGGCTAACGAATGCGAAGGAATGGGAATGACAGTTCCAATGGACGGGTTGGGTAGTTATGTGATTATTATAAGCCCTAAGTTGAAACTAAAAGATGCAGGGTTGACACTGGCACACGAAATGGTTCATGTGCGTCAAATGGCAAAAGGATTTTTGAAAACTGCTAAGAATGGTAGTGCTACATGGTGTGGTAAGACCTACAGCAAGAAAACAAAGTATTTGGACATGCCTTGGGAAAAGGATGCGTTTGCAAGGCAAGAAATTATTTTCAGAAAAGCAATAGACGAATAAAATGAAACAAGTAGTATATCGAGGATCAGTTCTTTCAAAAGGTTCTACAGCATTAGAACTTTGGGAAAACTGGCAGAAAGAAAAGAGTGACCGCAATGCGGCACAAAAGAAACTTGACGTTCATATGAAGGACGTTGAACAAAGACATAAAGATTTGTTGGAGAGATATAAATGACAACATGGGTAACAAGCGATTTGCACTTTGGACATAAGAACATTATGACCTTCTGTCCGGATGCAAGAGCACGATTTAAATTGGATCTTGACTATATGAACGAAACTATGGTCAAGGAATGGAACGAATTGATTGAGCCAGAAGACACTGTATATATTTTGGGCGATGTGGCATTTTTGCCTGCACAAAAGGCAACAGAATATATGCGCCGTTGTAATGGTACAAAGATTCTGATTGAAGGTAATCACGATAGGAAGTTGTTGAACGACCCTTCGTTCCGTGGTTGCTTTGCAGAAGTGCATCAGTATCTGCGATTGACCTACGAAGGTACGTTGGTATGTATGTTCCACTATCCTATTGCAGAATGGGATCAAATGCACAGAGGCAGTGTTCACTTACATGGACACTTGCACGGAGGCATCAGTGGAATGGAAGAATACCGTTGCCGCGATATGGGCATGGATGCTACTAGACGAATTGCAGTAACAATGGAAGACGCCATTCGAGACGCAATGACTGGTAAAATAAAAGGGCACCACTAAACTAATACTATTGTACTATATTGACAATCCTTAGTTTTGGTGCTATAATTAACACATAGTAAGAAGGAGAGCAATATGGAATTTACAATGGATCAAAGCGGAATGGACGTTGTGCGTAAGGCACAAGTGTATGCCATGGCTGCTCATGCTAGTGTTAAGCAAGTGCGTAAGTACACCGGTGAGCCTTACATTGTTCACCCGGCAGAGGTTGCAAAGATTGTTGCCGGAGTTCCGGGTGCTACTCCAGAAATGGTAGCGGCTGCTTGGTTGCACGATGTTGTGGAAGACACTGGTTGCACATTTACAGACATCCATATGGCTTTTGGTATCGACATCGCTACGTTAGTTGGATGGTTAACTGACGTGTCAAAGCCCGAAGACGGCAATCGTGCTGTTCGCAAGGCAATAGACCGTGCTCACACTGCCGAAGCACCTGCTGAAGCACAAACAATCAAGTTAGCAGATTTAATCTCTAACAGTCGTAGTATCGTACAACATGACCCTGCTTTCGCTAAGACTTACTTAGAAGAAAAGCGCATGTTATTAGAAGTAATGACCCGCGGCGATTCTACCTTAATGGAAGAAGCCCGTAAGTACATCGGAGAATGATATGACAGAAGTTGAAAAACTTGAAGCCCGTATTGAAGCAGTTGATACGGCTATTGCTAATGTTAAAATGGCCATGGGTGTGGACCGTAAACTAAGTCACGATAAACATCACAATGGCCATTTTACTAAAGCACTTGATGAACTAGTAAAAATTCAAACAGGATTGAACGCATTGCGTATTCGATTAATTACAGTAGGTAGGTAAAATGTTTAAAGACGAATTAAAAGCATACGTAGAATCGTCTAACCTAGTTAACATGAAAGAATGTGGCGATGGTATCTACGTGCTAAAGTACAAGAAGAAAGTGTTCTACGATGGTTTGTGGAACGAGTACATTGCCGAATGCCGTGGAAGTATTGTGGACAAGGATTTTAACTTAGTTACATATCCATTCACAAAGATCTACAACTATGGCATTGAAAAGGAAGCACCTGTTCTAAAGGCAGATACTAAGGTTACAGCATTCCGTAAGGTTAACGGCTTTATGGTTGCTATGACAGTTCACAATGGTGAACTGTTGGTTTCTACTACTGGTAGCACTGACAGCGACTATGTACGTATGGCAAAGGAAATGATGGTAACACACATGCCTTTGACTGACTGGCGAATGGCATTAGGTAACGCAGAATGCGAAGGTGTTACTTATATGTTTGAATGTGTGCATCCAAACGATCCACACATCGTTCCAGAAAAGCCAGGCATGTATTTGTTAGGATGGCGTGAAAACATGTGGGGTTCAAAGATCCTACACGACCCATACATCCTAATGGACTTTGCTCGCGATGTCCTTAACTGTTACTGGGCTGAAAGTTATACAACTAACATGGCACGCCTAGAACAAATGGCTAAGGAATGTAAGCACGAAGGTTATGTATTTTATTGTGAAGACGGTGTGAGTGCTAAGATCAAGAGTCCATACTACTTGACTTCAAAGTGGGTTGCTCGCAATCCACGAACAGACAAGTTAGTGGACTTGAACAAGGACATCAAGCACAACATTGACGAAGAGTACTACGGACTCATCGACGCAATTCGTGCTAACATTGTGGAGTATACTGCTATGGACGAACAAGAACGCTTAGTGTGGGTACGCAACTATATGGAGGCGGCCTAAGGATGAAATGTTCGACAGCGGAGTAAGTGCAGGGCCAGTAAGCCGTCCTCCTAAAGGTTCTTGGGAGCAATGGTTTGCTTGGCATCCTGTTACCGTACATGGTAAACGTAAGTGGATGACAACTGTATGGCGCAGGGTAGGCATTTATCGTGAAGATATGAACATCTATGAAGGCTACGAATATGGCAACATGTTTGATGCAATGAAAGATAAACAATGACCTATATTACAAATAAGTACGATTCTATTAGACTGCCTAACCAGCCAGGCTTGTTAGAGTGGTTGATGGAAACGTATCCGCATAGTAAGTATAGAGTGGTAACCAAATGAACACTATACAAGAACTGTTAAACAGAGAAGCAAAGTTATCAAATCAAGGACTAGGTGCTAGTCCAGAACGACAACAACTGCTAACAACTATAAGACTCATGCGTGACGAACAATATCGTCCTGTGTGTTTCGGAGAAGATGATTGCAGTACCACAATGTTGTCACAATGTCCGTGGAGGATGGATTGTGGATCTTAAGATAGGAATTACAGGAACCCGTGAAGGGATGACGGAATGGCAGGCAAAGGAAGTGCGTAAGGTGCTTGCTGAACTTGCTGGCACTGAATTTCATCACGGTGACTGTAATGGCGTAGATGTAGAAGCGGCCGCTATTGCACGTGAACTTGGCTACAAGATTATCTGCTATCCTCCAACTAGCACAGAAGAGCAAGGCCACTTCGGTGGCGATGTTGTTCATGAGCCAGCAGGATATTTACAGCGTGATAGGGCCATCGTAGACGGGTGCGATGTTTTGTTAGTTTGCCCTAAACAGATGGAGTGGCAACCTAAAGGCGGTACTTGGTATACGCATGACTATGCTAAGAAAATTGGCAAGCCATTTAATGTAATTTGGCCAGAACCATTACCGTGGGAAGAATGATATGAGACTAATGCTAGGCACAGCCGAACGTCCAAGTTTGCTTGTAGAGGTAGAGGACGATTACGACCCTACTCATTTTAAATTTTATGTGATTAACGGCGCATGGGAAGGTACATTCTATAATGGATATGTCACTGTACATCATCCGTGGAATCCGCATTCTAGTTTGGACAAGGTAGAAATACTTACAGACAATCAGAACAGATTACGTTGCGGCCAGCGCGGCAGTAGTAATGATTACAATGATGTGTTTATCAATTTTGATAATCCAAATTATGTAGCACCGTTGTACAAATACAAGAAAGAAGATTTTGAGGATGACGACATCCCTTTTTGAGAGTATAATATAATATGAAAGACGAAAGCCATTTACCAGTAGCAGAACAAAGTTTGCTATTCCGTTTGCGTAAGCGAGCAGAGATACGCAGACAGATTCCAGGACGACTAGCAGTCGTAGAAGGCAAGCCAGATAAGATTGCTAACTTGCTAGACGAAGCCGCAGACGAAATTGAAAAGTTAGAACAAACTATTGCTAATCTAGTAGCACAACGATTGGATGAACTGTAAAGGTTGACTTTACTAATCTAATTGTTTATAATAAAAAATTAATATATAGAAAGAAAATAATGGCACAACATTTAATGTTTGACTTGGAAACACTAGATACCAAAACAACTGCAACAATCTTAACTTTGGGTGCAGTGCGTTTTGATCCGTTTACAAACGATCCTATGAAGGAACTTTACCTTCGTGTGGAAATTGACAGTCAGGATAAATTGGGTTGCACAGTTAATGATGATACACTTAACTGGTGGGCAAACCAAGCAGTGGACGTTAAGGAAGAAGCCTTTAATCCGCTTAATCGTATTCCAATTCACGAAGTTGTAAATCAGTTCCACGCAATGGCTTGGGGCTGTAGTCACGTTTGGAGTCATGGTGCTACATTTGACGTTATGATTATGCAAAACATCTACGACAAGTTGGGCCGTGCTTATCCTTGGAATTTCTGGGAAGTTCGCGACACACGTACATTGTTTGAACTAGCAGATGCAGATATGCCACAAAATGCTAAACACAATGCGTTGGAAGATGCAAAGCGTCAAGCAATTGGTGTACGCAACGTATACCGTAAATTAGGCTTTACAGGCTACACTGGCAGGAAATGAAATACGACCTAGTAGAAGATATCCGCAACACGCCTGAAATAATGGCAAAGATTCGTGCGGAAGATCGAGGCTATGCTCAAAACTTGTATGCCGCATGGTGTAATATGCAGTGGTGCAAGCGCGATACTTGGCCCATACTAGCAGAGGAGTACTGGACTGCTAGTTGGCGCAGTTCCGGCGGCATTGTAGCAGATCTTAGAAATGAGGGCGAAGACTACATGGACTACTACTGTTCGGGCATGGGCGGTGTTGCTACATACGATTTAGAAGAAGGCGACGAGTACATGGCTAAAATGAAGTACGTTCCAGAAGGCCAAGTTACAGAAGAAATTGAACAAGATTTAAGTAAAATAGGATGGTTTCCTGTTCCTTATAAAGATAGCGACTTAGTTTAATAGGACCTCCGGGTCCTATTTTTTTGACTAAATACTAGAAACGGGGATCCTTATATGTCATATCAACCTCTATTTCTAGGTCTAGGTACAGCAGTGGTTAGAACAACTGCATTGTCAGGCTATTTAGAAGCAGAAACTGCTAACCTAACAGTTGGCCAACCTATTATTTTTCAATCGTCAAATAGTTCACCAATGGTGGGCGGAGTAACAGCAAACAGCATATACTTTGTCAAAGAGATTGTAGACGATAATAATTTTACAGTGTCAGCAACTTTAGGCGGCCCAGAATTAGAACTAGATGATGACACGGGCTTTATGCTGGTAAGATCAATTCAACGAGAAAATACTGCCGAAAGTCTACGCAAAGTAGATGAGATGTTACAGGAAATTTACAACGGCGGTGTTAGTGGCGACGGTGTTGGAATTACCTCAGTTAGTCAAGACCTTACACCACAGTTGGGCGGCACACTTAACTTAAATGAATTTGATATCACCGGATTGGGCAATATCAATATAGACGGTACTATCGGTGCAAATCAATTTATCGGCGACTTAGAAGGTTCTGTATCTGGAAACTTATCCGGTATCATTGATCCAGAGTTGGGACAGCAAGACCCTACAATTTCAGGACAAAAAATCTTTGCTCTTAATGCAAGGGACGGACAGAGTTTAACTTGGAATGCTACAGCAGGTAGATGGCAACCAGGTTTCCGTTTACCAAGTTACTCAAATGCAGAACGCACATCTGGTACTTGGGCCAATGGTGACATGATCTATAATACAGATGTCAACAAAATCCAAGGTTACCAAAACGGTAGTTGGATAAACCTAGACGGCACAGTCTAACCATTACAATTGACTTATGTAAAGTTAGACCATATAATCACTATATGAGTAAAACTTATCTAGTTGAAGAACTGTTTGAAGACATTCCGGGCGATCCGGATAATGTCATATTCAAAATTCCTCCCGAATTGTGTGAACAAATTGGTTGGAAAGAAGGCGACACTATCAACATCGAGGCTAACGAAGGCCGAATTATCCTAAAGAAAGTATGAGCAAAAAAGACGATCTCCTCGAACTAGAGGGAAAGGTAACTGAAGTACTACCTAGCAATATGTTTCGGGTCCTTTTGGACACTGGCCCAGAAATTGTATGCTACACAAATGGCCGTTTGCGCCAACACAAAATTAAAATGATTTTGGGCGACAGAGTTCGCGTGGAAGTATCAGTATACGACTTGTCCAAAGGCAGAATTACTTATAGATTGTGATTGACTTTTAATTAATCTGACTGTATAATATTCCTATACACAGTAATTCTGTTGTGTATATAGGTCAAGAGAAGACCGCAAAAATGGGCAAGTGAAGCCCGCGAAAGGAAAATTATATGACGACAGTTACCCACGCTCAAACTATCAACGGGCGTTATCTCAAATCAACTAGCCATTTTATCACGTTGCAACAACGTTTGGCTGATGCACTTAAATCTGCTCCAGTTTTTGTAAACATGCTAACTGGTATGGTAGATGAGTTTAAACGCCGACATAAAGGATTGGCAAAGTTTGAAGATCTTCACTTGTGTCAAGCCATTCCTACTACAATGGACAAGATCCTAATTGACACTACAATGCAACGCAATCTTAATTTGCAACATGTATTGGACATTCTACAAAATTTCCGCAGTACAATGGTTATGGCAATTCAAGTGTATGAAGATGCTAACAAACCTGGTTATTACATTGCCTGGGACGGGCAACACACTGCCATCGCATTGTACATCATTCTTACCAAAGTATTCGGTGAGCAAACTGCCAAGACTATGGTACCTGTGGTTGTGTATAATGTAAAGCACAAATTGGAAATTCGTCGTAACTTTATTTTGTTGAACGGCGATGCTAAAGAAGAACTTGACTTTATTGACAAATACATTCAGATGGTATTTGGTGTTAAAGTTGACAAAGCAGATGACCCGGAGTGGGTTGATACTGCACTAAAGAATGACTACCTTGCGGCCGCAGGACTGTTTGCTACAAACAAAAAGTTTGGCGATGAAGACCAACCAGGCGCATTTAGTTTGCTGGCTGACACACTTATGAGTAAGAGTCTTAAGACACGTAAACATCCAGAAGTTACTCGTATGTTTGCCACATACTGGAGTTTCTTGAATCAACAACGTCCTGTAGAACCTAAGGAAGCACGTCAGTTGTACGAGTATTTTAACCTATGCTATGAACAAGGTATTAAGGTCGACGACACATACTTGCTGGAGTTTGTAAACTTTACCAAGGGTAACTTTGACGGCGATTTTGGTCCTAATGGTCCTTTCTGGGATAAAGTTAAAATGGCTTATTCTTCATGGTATCGCAAAGCCAACAGCGACAGCGAAGACTTGAACGAAGACGGAGAAGTTATTGTGCGAGGTTTCACAACAGAAATGCGTACAGGTATTCCTTTCCTGATTGCACAACTTAAGAAAAGCACTAAGTTGAAGGTTCCTGCATATTCTGCTAACAACGGTTTTACTGTTGATAAGAAGGATTTGTGGTAATGACTAAACTACGCGATCCAAGTAAAGATAAACGAAAAAATCTTTCAATTCTCAAGGAGCAGGTTCGATTAAACCGTATCTGCTGTACAGACGGATGTGCAAATCCATTGTCTATGTTTGAAGGTCCTGGTAGTGACATACTATGTCGAGATCATCAACTTAAACTAGTCGAGTATGGCGGCCCTGGAAAAATTGATAGATTACATACGTTACATCGAAAGTGGGTATGCGACGATTGCGGTATAGATGTATCGGAACAGGTTAGATTGAAGTATCCTACATTAGAGGAAACTAGCCCTGTACTGTTTAATAGACTGTGTCGCAATCGTATTATCGGCGACCATCAAATCAGACAAGCAGATGGCGGCGATGATTCAGAAGAAAATATTCGGTCTTTATGTTTAAATTGTAACTCGGACAAAACAATTTTAAACGAAGACTGGCGTAAAGGTACTAAAGGAGAGTAACATGGAAGTAATTAGCATTGGTGATCGCGGTGAAAAGAAGCGTAAGCAAAATCTGTTAGAAGTACTGGCAGACTTGCAGAAGCAAGTAGAAGCAGGCGAAGTTAACGAGTTTGTTATTGCCAGCGTAGACGGCGACGGCGAAGTTGCTGTTCATGCTTGCGTCGATGACTTTCTCGGTGGCGTTGGTCTTATTGAGATTGGTAAACAAATTATGATGGCACAACAACAATATGTCGATGACTGAACATCCTAAAGACAAAAAGTTCACAGCCATAGAAGCGTTATCCATGGCATGTGCTATCTATCGGTGTAATGGTTACACTAATACCAGCACATACTTGGTTAACGATCCTAATGGAGAACAGCGATGGAACAACAAGGATCATTTAATCTATCAAATGATGCCTAGTCTTGCACACAAGGAATATAATTCCTTATTCAAAGTCAAGCGTGAAGACTTAGACATTGCCTGCGATATTGTTAAGTTTTATCGCAAACTAAGTTTTGGTGTACTAGGCGGCGAACTTAACGATTATATGCAACGAGTATTTTCGTCCACACAGAACGAAATGGTCGGCCTCAATGAGTTAGGTATCATTGCCAGCATTCCAAAGATATATGAACGTGACATCCAGGAAAAGTTTCTCAAAGACGAAGCCAAAAAAACTATCCAAGAATATATCGGGCAAGAAGGTGAAACTGTTACACTGAATATTAGATATCTTCGCACCAAGTACATTGAGAAGATTGAATGTTATGCACACGAAGCAGTGACTAGCACTAACTATTTGGTAAACTTTTTGAGTAAAAAGCAACTAGGCAGTTTGGGCGATGAACAACAGATTCAGGCCCGAGTCAAAAAGCATACCCAAAACTACACAACCAAAACAGCCGAAACCCAACTTAATTACGTTAAAGTACTTGACAACGGACTCGTTTGGCAGTAAAATATATACTTACACAGTTAGGAGCATTATGCGTACACCTTGGGAAGTCATTGCAGAAATCGAATCAGACAATAGTCGTTTGGTTAAAGAAGCCGTTGTACTCAAAGAAGCCACAGCAGGCAATACAGAATTCTTTGACGGGTGTCGCATGGCTATGGACTGTATGGTTACATTTGGCCTAAAGCAAATCAAGGAAAAGACAGATGAAGATGGCCCTGGGCTGGATTGGAATGGTTTTACTAGTATTACTGAGCGTCTACGTAATCGTGACCTCACCGGCAATGATGCTCGTGATGCCGTTACCGCACTAATGACGCAAGCCACTAAGGCACAATGGAACGGATGGTATCGCCGTATTCTTATCAAAGATATGCGAGCAGGCTTTAGTGAAAGCACAGTAAACAAGGTTGTAGAAAAGAAGTGGTCGCACTATGCAGTTCCTGTTTTTAGTTGTCAACTTGCTCATGATAGTGCTAATCATGAATCCAAGGTTACTGGACGAAAACTTATCGAAGTCAAACTCGATGGCGTTCGCGTTATTACTATCGTTTATCCTAATGGTCGTGTGGATCAATACAGTCGCAACGGCAAAGAACTTGTAAACTTTCCGCATGTGAAAGAACAGTTTTCCAAAGTTGCACATACTATCAAAGCACCTATGGTGTTTGACGGTGAAATCATGTCAGGTACTTTCCAAGACTTGATGAAGCAGATTCATCGCAAGAGCAGTGCCAAAGCCAATGATGCTGTATTGAACTTGTTTGACATGCTTACATTGGAACAGTTTGAAGCAGGTGGAACTGACACTTATCAACTTATTCGCTCTGAGAATTTGAAAGAGTGGGTTGAAAAATATCAAGCAGACTTGCCCAATGTAACAGTTGTGGCACAAGAACTTGTGGACTTGGACAAGCCCGAAGGCCAAAAACGTTACAAAGAAATTAACGCACAGGCCATTGCTGGTGGTTATGAAGGCATCATGCTCAAAGATTTAGATGCAGGGTATAAATGCAAACGTTCAGTAGCATGGCTCAAGTTGAAGCCTTTCATTGAAGTAAGCCTTACCGTTGTTGCTGTAGAAGAAGGCACAGGCAAGAACGTTGGAAAACTAGGTGCCCTTGTATGCGAAGGTATAGATGATAATAGATCAATTCGAGTCAACTGCGGTTCTGGGTTTAGCGATTCCGATCGTGATGTTTTTTGGACTAGTCGTGATGCCCTTATTGGGCAGGTTGTGGAAGTACGTGCGGACGCTATCACACAAAATCAGGATGGAAGTTACTCTTTACGCTTTCCGCGCTTCTTACATTTTAGAGGGTTTGACCGTGGCGAGAAAATATGATATCCGACGCTCAATGCACAAAGACATGCTGTATGGTTCTTTGTTAGAACTCAGTAAGAATCAACGTGTTTGGCATGAAAGTACTGTAAGTCCTGAGTACAGTCACTTGACAGAAGATGGCAAGGATGCTATTATACATGTCATTGAAGAACTGTTTCGCGGACTCCAAACTATTCACAGAGACGAAGTTAAAGAAGAAGCAAAGAAACAAACATTAGACACACTGAAAGGTAAGTAATGTTTAATACTAAACCGCTTAGAGAAGTGCGGCCAATTCGTCAGGGAACTCCTGACTTTACACTCAATGACGGAATGGTAACATATCCCCGTGCTATGATTCATATTCTTCCACAGTGCCCAAGTCAACTTAGGGATCAAATTAACTTTGCTATTGCAAAAGGATACATTCAATTGGTGTCGCATGTATATGGCAAAGAACTAACAATGGATGCGCTTAGATGAAAATTGGAATTATAGGATTTGGTTACGTGGGTTCAGCAGTAGGGTGGGCACATCGTAAGCAGGAACTCGTAGTGGTTGATCCAAAACTTCCAGACAGTGCTAAGATGTCGGATCTTGTTGGGTGCGACGGTATCTACGTATGTGTACCAAGTCCACCTGTTGATACCACATTAGAAAGCGGAAAGTGTGATACAAGTTTTTTAGAAAATGTTCTTAAAGACTTGATGTTTGTAAACATTGCAAACGAAGTTCCAATTATTTGTAAGACTACTGCACCACCTAGCGTATACGCACGACTACACAAACAATATCCAAACATCGTTTATTGTCCTGAGTTCTTAACAGCACGTAACCACATTGCAGATTATGCTAATGCTGAATATCAAATTCTAGGTGGAACTGAAGAATGGTGCGAACGAGCACGAATTATTATTGCTGACGGTATTCCCACACTAGATGAAAATGTATTTTACACAGACATTAAGAGTGCGGCACTGTACAAGTACATGATGAATAGTTATCTTGCTACCAAGGTAACATTTATGAACGAGTTTCAACAATTAGCAGAAGCAGAAGGCATCGACTGGGATACAATGTGTTCTCTATCTACATACGATATGCGAATTGGTCGCACACATATGGATGTGCCCGGACCAGATGGCGAGTACGGGTGGGGAGGTGCTTGCTTTCCAAAAGACGTTGCGGCTATTATTGAAGAAGCAATAGATCACGACTTAGATTTTGAACTGCTACAAAGAGTAGAATCAATTAATAAAAAACACAGGCGGCAGTGATGAGTTCATATATGCGATCAGAAAATGGATATTTAGGCAATAGTCCTTCCGGACCTACTTACGATACTATGGTTATTGGAGACAGGGCATATCGCATTCATAATGTAGTAGTGCATACGTTCAATATGGGTGATGTAGAAGATCCGGATATCTATGCCGCTGAGCCTTTGCTAAAATGGCAACACAGTGAGTCGGGCTCTTGGGTAATGAGTCACTCCATAGAATCTCCTGTTTGGCACAGATATGCTGATCCTATGAGTTATGGTTACAAGTACGCAGTCACAGCCAAACTCAAAGATGTGGACTATACCTTCTGGTCGCTCAAATGGGCCAATACCGTTGACAAACAAACAAAATTGTAGTATAATATCAATATGAAAATACAAATCGTATCAGACTTACATTTAGAATTTGAAGACATCAACATCAAGAATGAAAATGGTGCTGACGTTCTAGTTCTAAGTGGCGACATTATGGTTGCAGATGACCTCCATAAACAGCCGCCTAGTCTTGCATGGGAAAATCTTCCAACAGACGGACACGGCCGTGCTAAACGTAGCATGAGATATCGTGACTTCTTTCAGCGTGTGAGTTTTCAATTCAAACATGTGATTTATGTCATGGGTAACCACGAGCATTATCATGGGAAGTTTGATTTGAGTGCAGATGAAATTCGCAATATGCTAGGTTATCTTAATATTCAAAATGTCTACTTGTTGGACAAGGGTACTAAGCAAATTGATGATGTTACATTCATCGGTGGCACATTGTGGACTGACTGTAATAACGCAGACAGTTTGACCCTGTATCATCTCGAACATGCTATGAATGACTTTAGGCTTATTCGCATTGCTAAAGAAGGATTCAAAAAGTTTCTGCCTGCTCGCACTATTAGCGAACACGTTCGTACTAAAGAATACTTCAAGTCGGTAATGTTGGGTTTACCTCAAGATGCTAAGGTTGTAATTTGTAGTCATCATGCTCCGAGTCATTTGAGCATCCATGAATACTACAAAAACGACACACTGATGAACGGTGGATATGCCAGTGACTTGAGTGAATACATTCTGGATCACGACCGTATTAAATTATGGACACATGGACACATGCACCAAACATTTGATTATATGATTGGAGACACTCGTGTAGTATGTAACCCTCGCGGTTACAACGATGAGAATCCTAATTTTGACTCTAACTTTATTGTGGAAATTTAAAATGAAAATTGGACTTAGTTATAGCCGTTGCGTTCGCGACATTGTAGACGGAGTAGTGGATATTAATGATGTTTTGGTACTGATTACTCGGACAGACTTTGATCCGCATAATGACGACCAATGGGCAGGTATTTGGCAAGGCTATCACTGGAGTAATCCAGAGTGGTCAGGATATCCAGATGAGGACGAAAGCAAGTTCCGCAATATCACTATTGACTTGTATGACTCTGGCAAGATGCATCAGCCACGCAAGTTTGGTGCTAACCCTCGTCGTCGTCCGGAAATTTGGCTCGAGGCAGTACTGCCCAGTGCAGAATTGGAAATGAATCCTGTAGCAAAATCTGCTTGGGAAAAGTTTCAAACTGTAGCAGGATTGACCAACGTTAATCTGGATGACAAGTACCAATGATGTATCATTGGACCTATCGCTGGACTCAACCCTACACAGGTTGGGTTCAGCCATTGGATGCGATAATAGAAAAGCAATTAGAACAAAGCGACCTCAAAGAGGCTCGTGCTATTATTGATAAGGTAAAGAAGTATGATAAAGGGAATTAACAGTTCATCTAGATACCTCACAGTATCGGGTGGACAACCTGCTAGTAATTACATTAGTCCAGGAGCAATGGGTGCTGGTATGATGCGCTACAATGGCAACATGAATTGTATCGAAATCAACGATGGCAATAGTTGGCAACAATTACACACTAATTACGCAACCATTGAACTAACACCCGAGACCGAATCTCTGTTAGATTGGGCACGTAAAGAACGTGACAAACAGTGGACTAGAGAAGCAAAGATAAAAAACAATCCTGCATTGAAAAAGGCTTACGAAGCAATACAACGTGCAGAAGAAAATTTTGATTTGTTAGAAGCCATTGCAGGTGAATATCAACCATGAATACCAAAGTAAGATACGAAGCAACGTGTGATGTTATACAGGAAAGTACAAAACGAACAGTTAAGGCTGAAGTAATGGCTTTCAACGAAGGCCGAAATTTAACTGTTGTAATGAATAAGAGTGTAAAATTGCTTATGTCATGGAACGGCAAAGCCTACGAAGGACGTATGGCTGGAATGGATTTTATTAGCAACGGCCCCAAAGGCCAAAAATATACAGAAGGAAGATAATGCCAAACTTAGTACCAATGGTTGTTGAATCAACAAATAAAGGCGAACGTGCCTACGACATTTATTCACGTCTGTTAAAGGATCGTGTTATCATGTTGGACACAGATGTTAACGAACACAGTTCAAGTATTATCGTGGCACAGATGTTGTTCCTGGAAAGTGAAAACAGTGAGAAAGAAATTAGTTTCTTTATTAACAGTCCAGGTGGATCTGTAACTGCTGGCCTGGCAATCTATGACACTATGCAGTTTATCAAGCCTGACGTTGCAACATACGTTATTGGACAAGCATGTAGCATGGGTAGTTTTCTTGCACAAGCGGGTGCAAAAGGCAAGCGATTTGTTCTCCCTGAAAGTCGCACAATGATCCACCGTGTTAGTTCAGGTACTCCTGGCACACGAGGTAGTGTTCACGTACAAGACTTGCAGTTTGAAGATGCTAAACGTACATTTGAAGAAAGTGTTCGTATTAACAAGCGTCTGACAGAACTGTATGTGCGTCATAACACAGCAGGTAAGCAGTATGATGAGTTGTTTAACACGATGAAGTTTGACACATTCTTGTCAGCAGAAGAAGCAGTTGCTTACGGGTTGGCTGACAAGGTAATTACAAAGCGAGGCGAATAATGAGTGAAGAAATAAAAGACCTAGTAGACTTTAACGAAACATGGTACAGTACTGCTAACGAAGAAGAACGTAAGCAGTTCCGTGAGTGGTTGCTAGGTGTGTTGAAAATGCACGAACACGTAGAAGTTACCTTTGCCAAAGCAGATGGTACTATTCGTGAAATGAAGTGTACTCTAAAAGACGGTATTGTTCCCTTAGTTGAGAATCCAAAAACTTCAGATACATTGTGTACAGTTTGGGATACCGTTGTAGGTAACTGGCGTAGTTTCAAATTTGAGAATATAAAGCAAATTAACTTTACGCTGTGACCAAACCAGCATTTCGCACCAGTGAAAAGTCCGGGTATTATGTAGTTGAAGTATTTTATTTTTCTCGGGTCACTATTCCGTTATTTGATGACCACGAAACAGAAGAATATTTTGAAGAACATGAATACCAAAGGATGGCAGATTGGTGCTATAATCAACTCAAAACTTGGCTAAAACCCAGAAGGGCAAGACGCATGTCCTTCTCGGAATTTTGGTTTAAGTCCAAAAAAGACGCAAATTGGTTTATTCTCTACTGGTCGGCTATTGACTTTTGAGTCAAAAGGCTATATAATTACTTTATTGAGTTAACAACATCGGAGCATATTATGGCAACAGTAGCAGGCATTAAGATCAAAGCCAAAGCAAAAAAGATCACTAGCGTTTCTATTCGTGAGAACGCAAAGAAAGATTTTAGCCCAAAGTGGGAAGGCTGTGAAACTTGGTCGGCTGATGAATTCCATCGCCACTTTAAACGAGCAATGAATTGGTATCGCCTTGAGGCTGAAATCAAATCTTACAAGCCGTTCATTATCAAGTGGATGGAAAGTGTCAGTGCTGAAAAAGCAGATATTGCCGCAGTTAAGAAACTCAAAGACAATCGTATCAGTACCACAATGGGTGCTGTGGCCAGTTGTTTGCTCCGCGGTATGCAACCGCAACGTGTAGATTTTAACAGTGGTAAAGACACTGCCGAATGGTTGCGTAAGGCTATTGCTGAAGCAGTCAAAGAAGGCAAAGATGACGTTGACCCGGATGAAGCCAAGGCTGTGGAAGCAGACAAGCCTACTGTTTATGTTCCTACAATCCAAGAACGCTTGCGTGAAGTTGCATTGGGCATGACTGAAGAAATTGAAAAGGCCTACGAGTCCTTTCAAACTGACCCAGAAAACTTCGATCCAAAGGCATTTAAAGTACTTAACCTGTTGAAGAGTCAACAGGCAAAGGCCGCACATGCACGTATTATCAAAGACTTCTATGCTCGCGATTTGGCAGAACTTGAAGAACTAGCCAGCGGCAAGGCAGACGAGCAGTTGCGTGAAGGCTACAGTCATCGTAGCAAGAAGCAGATTAAGAACTTTATTCAGTTTTTGACTGAGATTAAAAATGCTTGTGAAATGCTTGCCCAAGAAGCCAAGGTCAACCGTGCTCCACGCAAGACCAAAGCAGTTAGCAAGGACAAACTTGTTGCTAAACTCAAGTACATGAAGACTAACGAGCCTTTGAAACTTGTCAGTGTTAATCCTACTGATATTATCGGTGCTAAGGAACTCTGGGTTTACAATACTAAGACTCGCAAGTTAGGCAAGTACGTGGCTAACGAGTATCAGGACCTTGCTGTTAAAGGCACAAGCATTTTGAACTTTAACGAGAACTTGAGTATTTGCAAGACACTACGCAAGCCAGAGGAAAAACTCAAAGAGTTTAAAGCGGCTGGTAAAGTGCAGTTGCGTAAGTTCTTAGAAGACATCAATGCAACCGACACTAAAATGAACGGTCGCATTAATGAAGATACTATCCTGCTTAAAGTTAATTAAGTAGCACTGGCGTTAATTGTAATCAAATTGCTTAGTCCGACAAGTGGTCCTGTATTAGGGTCACCTTGTCGGATTCCAAGTCTGAAAGTTTCAACACCTTCTGCTCCGTCCAGTGTAACAACAGATCCTGCACTTAGTGGCCCATAAGTGCCCGGACTAGTTACTACAAACGGTTGCGGCAATCCGGCTAAATCAGCGGCTGTGGCTGTACCTCCGCCCTCGTAGGTTATAAAATATGTTCCAGGTGTTACACCGTTGGAATAGAAAAGGTTTGTACTAACAGTAACAACAAACCCGTTGCCTTCACTAGCAGGATTCGGATTAAGCGATGCAAATACCACTGATGAATCGTATAATTGTATCTGTCCACTAGTTGCTAAAACTGTACCTGATGTAGAACCTTCTCTAACTTGAACTGTGAATACTTGAATACCGTTTGCTTCTGCTACAGTATCGGCAGCGGCTCCAATGGTTAAATTAACTGTTTGGTTCAGAGATGTTGTTGTGAACGAACCTGTTAAACTTCCTGTTGATAAGTCGCTGGCTTGTAGTGTTCCAAAGACATCGTTAAATGTATAGTAATATGTGCCTGCTGGGCCAAGGTTGCCCACTTGAACAGTTGTAGAAGTAGGGAAACTACCGTAGTTGCCAGAAAGTTCTGCAATGTTAGTATTGCCTGTAACAGTAGCAAACGGTGTTAACGATGTATCGTTAACTGTTACACTAGCGCTGGTGATGACTACTGTACCCGATGTACTACCGCTTCGAACTTGCACTTGGAATGTTTGGGCGCCTTCTGTGGTCCTATCTGCTAGTGCAGTAACAGAGAACGATCCTGTTCCGTTATCTAATCCGCTAGTACTGCCGCTGACTAAGAAAGATCCACTAGTTGCTTGTAAATCTGAAAGAATGCCGGCTTGTCCAATTGCTGTCCAGAAGTAAGTACCGTCTGCACCAACGTTGGCCACTGTAAACGATCCTGAACCTCCTTCGTTGATACTTGCGGGGGTAACTGTAAACTCTGGCGTTAGAGAACTGTCAGTTAGTGTAATTTCAGCACTAGTTCCTAAAACTGGTCCTGTTATAGACCCGCTTCTAACGTAAACAGCAAATGTAGAATCACCTTCAGTGGATAAATCTCTTACTGAGGTTAATGGAAAACTTCCGCTATTACCGCTTATACTAAATGTGCCTGACAGACTTCCACTAGTAAAATCCGCACCCGTCAAATCACCTACAGGTTGTTCAATAGTATAATAATAGGTTCCATTTACTGTGTTAGTACCGGAAACAGTAAATGTGATTGTATCGCCTTCGTTAACCAGCGTTGCACTTGGTGTAATTACTGCACTGACTGTTGTCACTGGTGCAAAAGGCAAATACTGAGAATTGTAAGGCGACAGGTTGTTGAAAAAAGTTCCGCTATTTGTAACGGTTAGATTGTTAACACTAGAGTCAGTTAAGAATCTTGTTGAATTTAAATGATTTAATAATAACTGAACATTAGATGCTCCTTCACTATTTCTAGTAAAAGGAGTTCTGGCTGGATTAAATGCTGTTGAATAATATGCTGACTTTGCGACTCTAACGTTGGTAATATATCCTGTAAAGCCAAGCGACCCATAAGAAAATCTTCCTATGCAAGGAGTATACACACTAGTATCGGTGAAATTACTGCCCGATAATCCTGCAGCCGCAGTTGGGTTTCCGTTGAGG